TTTAAAAACATAATAGAGGGATCTAGGTCTATCAATGGTGTTACTTGGAATAGAATCAAAAACTATAAAAGAAAGGAACAAATAGAATGCTTGAAACAATTATCGCAATAGAATTGGCTTTATGGATTTTTTATTATGCCACAAACTAAATTAAAAGTATTAGATTTATTTAGTGGAATAGGTGGATTTTCATTAGGTTTAGAATCAACAGGATTTTTTGAAACAATGGCATTCGTAGAAAAAGACGAATTTTGTCAAAAAGTTTTAAAGAAAAATTTTAACAACATACCAATTGAAGGAGATATAAGAAATGTCAAAGGAGAAAAATACAGAGCAGATGTCGTTACTGGGGGATTCCCATGCCAACCATTCTCAGTTGCAGGAAAAAGAAAAGGAACAGATGACGATAGATACCTCTGGGATGAAACTATTAGAGTCGTCAGAGAATGTAAACCAAAGTGGTTCATTGGGGAAAATGTTGAAGGTCTTGTTAACATCCAAGAAGGTATGGTACTCAGACAGGTGCAAACTGACTTGGAAAAAGAAGGTTTCGAAGTCCAATGTCTTATTATTCCAGCTTCAGGCATCGGTGCTTGGCATCAAAGAAAAAGAATCTGGATCATCGGATATAATGTATCCAACTCCAACACAAGATTCGGCATCGGAGAGAACCAAGAAATACAAACAAGGGGGAACACCTCTACCAATGGCAGTAAAAATGTTTCCAACACCTTCGGCAAGTTGTCAGATGGATGTAGTAGCACCACCAGAAACAGTAAAACAAAATTCAAAAGGGTGGAGTGTAACCAGAGTTGGAACTGGAACGAAATTTGGAGCAAAACTGAACGATGTAATGAACAAGATAGAAAAAATGTATCCGACTCCAATGGCAAGAACAGTTCTGAAGAACAACAAACTTGGTGGCAAACTCAATCCAACCTTTGTGGAGTTCCTAATGGGGTATCCTATGGATTGGACAAAAATAGAGCCAACAGAATAAAATCTTTAGGAAATAGTATAGTTCCCCAAATTGCAAGAGAACTTGGTTTAGCAATAATGGAAGCAGAGAATGAATAAAACAAACATTTATGGAGATTATAAAATCTGTATTAAATGTGGAGATCCATCAGATGTTATAGAAGGAACTAAAAATTATTGCGTTGAGTGTTGGTATAAACATGTTAATGGTAAGAGCTTTAAAGAAGTGGATAAACAGATAAAAGAAGAAGAAAGATTTATAAAAAAGAAATGAGAAACTTATTTGAAACTATAATTGATGTAGGTAGTGGATTAATTTTATCTACATTTATTCAATTATTTATATTCCCATTTTTTGATTTACACCCAACAATATTAGAAAGTTTTCATATTGCAGTTATATTTACAGCTATATCTATGATTAGATCTTGGTGTTGGAGAACTGTTTTTTCAAGGAATAGAAAATGAAATACTTAATAATATTTATATTTCTCTCAAGTTGCTCATTTAGTGATTACGATTTTAACCCTTCAACAACTATATTAAAACAACTACTAAAAGGAGCTAAGAATGATAAAAGTTAAGCTAGAACCATTTGAAGTGCAATTAGCATTTGAAAACTCAACTAAAAGATACATAGAAAACTTAAAGCAAGGTAAAGGTTTTTCTTATGGTTATACAGGCGGTTTTGAGAAGCAAATAACAGATGGAGTATTAGGTTCTTTAGGTGAAGTAGCCTTTGCAAAGGGATTAAATAGGTACTTTAATAGCTCATACAGCGATTCTTACGCAAGATATTCAGATTCTGATATGCAAGACAGCATAGAAATTAGATCACAAAAAAAGAAAGATAATAATTTCTTATTAATTAGACCAAATGAAAAAAAAGCTAAGTATGTTTTAGTTATCCATAATGGCGATTTTGAATTTTCTGTTATGGGTTGGTTTACTTATAAAGAAGATAATGAGGAGATGTCAAAACGATTAACCGATTTTGGATATAGTAATAGACCAGCAGCTTATAAAGTTAATATAAATGAATTAAATAATATGGAGGATCTATGAGTGATAAAATAAATTTTAAACTATTTAAACCATTTGGTTCAACTGTTGCTAAAGCGGTTATGCCATTAGGATTAATGAAAGACTTTCAAGATGATTTAAAACAAATAAGACAAGATAAAGAGAAACAAAAGAACCATGATTGGTCTAAAAAGTTGGTTGGTCATGTAGATTCAGAGTATCTAATTTCACCAGAGATTATGCTTAAATGGAAACAAAAGTTTTTTGATCCAATTATTAATACTTATGTAAAAAATCATATAGAGCAAAAGATTAAATCTATTTTAATTAATTCAGCTTGGTATGTAGTTAGTAAACCTGGCGATTTTCAACCTACTCATACCCATACTGAATATGTGCATGGTAATTATCATTTAAGCTGCGTTGGTTATTTACAAATACCTAAAATGATTCCAACAACTAATGCTAAAGAACATAATGATTTTTCAGGTCAAACAGAGTTTATAGAAGGATCGGAAAATATGTTTAATAATAATTCTTATAGAGTTATGCCAGAGGTTAGGGATTGGATATTATTTCCTAACTCACTAGCTCATGTAGTTTATCCATATAATACAGATGATGAAGATAAGGAAAGAATATCATTTAGTTTTAACTCAACCATCATATTTGATAATGATAAACTCTCAAATTGAATTTAATTTGTATAATTTATTGACTATTTTTGTATTAATTAATAAAAGGAATATATGAAAACAATTGGGAAAGAGTGGACTAAAAAAGAAGAAGGCGGAACAT